AAGGTTTAATTAGTTGGTCATCTATATTTTTAATTACTGTTTTAATATTTAATGATGCTGCACCCATCAACATAGACATACCTGAAGCAGTTCTAGTCATACTTTGTACACCTGTTTGACCATGTGAATAAGATGGTAAACCAGTTGACTCATCTGCTAGTTGTCTAAACTTATCAAACATCTGCATATTTTCTATTGCAGTATTTGGAAATTTAATTCCGTAAATAGATTGTCCTGGAACACCAGATTGTCTTTTAAATATTTTACCTGGATATACTTCCATACTTTGATTAGATGATAAAGCTGTTTCATCAACATCAAATACTAAGTTACCAGCTAGTGCTAAGTTATCAATAGCCATTCTTGCATGACCATTCATAATCTGTTGTGCATCATCCATGTTTTCTGGTACACCAATACCAAAAAATGTATATGGATTTTTTTCATATACAAAAGCTTGATAAGGAACTCTAAAAGGTTTAAATGGATTTTCTACCAACCTAATAATTTTTCCTCGGTGCATCCAAATATTAACTTGGACTTCGGAACTATCATCAATATCTTCATCAATACTAAGACCTTCTTCTCTTGCAGCCATTGCATTGATTGTTCCCCAGTATTCTAAAACTTCAAATCTATTATGAGTAATATCTGCATAATGACTTTTCTCTAAATCAATATCAGTTTCCCATTCTTTTTTATTATAGTTAGCACCCATCTTTAAACATTCCATAATAGCTTCTTTTTTAAAGAAAGGTCTATTTGCTAAATCTAAAAATTGATGTCTATTTAATCTGTGTCGTTGGATAATAAATTCTGCCTCATCCATACTTCTTGCATTAGGGTCTGGATAAAAATCCCAGATACTAACAAATTCTATTTTAGGAACTTTTACAATTTCAGGAACATACTCTCTACCATTACCTGTATTAATATATTTGTGTAAAGTTTTGTTGTAAGTAAAAGGTCCTTTAATAATTCCTGTACCTAATAAACAAGATTCAAAGATTGCATTACGTAAAGCAATACTTCCATCTGATTCATCTATTTGGTCATGAATTAATTTTTCTAATCTTCGTGCTGCAATTTGTGCAGGTTTAATCTGAGGCATCTCAGGAGTTGGTGCTGGTCCTTCTGTTAAATCAGCATCTTCATATTCTTCTTGAAGCTCTCCTAATTGTAATTCGTTTATGGTATTAAAGGTTGCACCCTTTGGTAATTCTCTTCCATCTCCAGGAAAACCTAAGCCGCTTACTTTAGGTTGCATTGGCATTTGTTGTCCAGGCATGTAATCCATATTTCCTTCAACACCAGGAATAGGATTTAAATTTTCATCACCTTGTTTTTCTTTTAAAGGATTAAGGTGAGCATACTCTGCAATACCTTCAGGTACTCTTGTTTCTTGAATTGTTAATGGAAATTTATTTGCACCAAATAGTACATCAATTAATTGTCCGTAAGCTGCAAGTACTTTTGTTTTAGTTACTTTAACAAATACTCTTGACTTTTCATTCTCTCTAAACTTAACATCTTTGAAATAACGACCTCTATAATTGTGGTACGATTGTAACCATCTTAGTTCATCATCTCTTCTAGTAGTTTCACATTCTTGAAATTTAGATTGTACAATTCCAACTAAAGCTGATTGAGATTTATTTTCTTCCATTTCGTTGTCTTTATTCGGAATAGAAGTATTTAATTCTTTTGAGCTGTATTCAGCCATAATTATAAACCTTTAGTTAATAAGTGATTACCTATAATAATACACTTTTTTCTTTACTTTGTCAACTTATTTTTTTAATTTCTATAATAACACTTGTAGGGATAATAGTTACATTACCAAGTTCTTCTATATCTCCTTCTTTGTCTATAGCATAATCAGCAAAGATTCTAGTAATACCTTTTGTTTGAGAAAGTAAATGTCCTTTTGTATTACATTCAGGTAACTTCATATCCATTAAATCATCTATACTCATCCATGATGAATCACTAGATATATCATACCATCGTATTTCCACTAGAGGATATTTATCTATATCTGTCTTATGTTTCTTACCTAATTTAATTTTTCTTTTCACCATTTTTAAATCCTTTTTTAGCTTTACCATATGGATTAAAATTTCCTTTACCTTCTACTTTAGAATCTCTACACCAATCAGTAAATTGGTCTTTGATTCCATTACCATCTGAGTATCTAAACATATTCATTTTAAATACTTGTTCTATGTTATCTTGTTTTAAATATTCTGTTAGTTCTTCATATGACATTACTTCATCATATTCTTCATTAGTCTTTGTGTTTTTAAACGTATAAAGCGGCATATTAGTATCCAAATATTGGGTCAGCAGGAACAAATCTTTTTAATGTATTCATATCATCCCAAGCTGTTCTTGATTTAGGTCTTGACATTACTAAGTATCTTAATGCATCATAAGCATGGTCAGAAGCTTTAGTATCTACATCTTCAGGTTTATTAGGGTCTAAAGGAATAGATTGTAATTCTCTAATTAAATTAGGACAAGTTTTAAATATCTGCATTTTAGGTCTACCATTATCTGCAATCTTTAATCTTTCATGTATTTGTATCTTACCCTGTATTCTGTTCTTATCTGCCCTTCTAAGCTTATGTCCTGCTCTGGATAGTACTTCCCCTACTGTAGGACCAGTAGAGCCTGTTCTAGCCCATGCTGCTCCGTCTAATACCCCACTTACAGAGAGTCTATCCTCTTTCTCAAACTCAAAAATTTTATTAGCTAAATCTTCACCTGTTAAACCTTTTTGATATAGTTCTCTATAAATAATTAATGTTTCATCTTCTGGGTCTATTGCAGCCCATATACATGCTGATTCTGCTGCATAACCATAGTCAATTCCTTTTACTCGTTCCCAATGCTTAGGTAATTCAAATGGGTCTATGCAATGTGTATCATAATCAAATTCAACAAAGGCAGCACCTTCGGCAACATCCCAGTTTCCTTCTAGTAATTGTTTTCTTTGTACTGGTGGTAAAGACATAAGCATTTGCTCATACTTACCATCTGCTGCAAGAAAAGGATTATCTTCTAGTCTTGCTGGTATAAACTTTCTTGTTATCTTATCTTGTCCTACAAAAGATTCGTTAGGAGGACTAGGGTCTAGATATCTTTTTTTAACCCAATGTCCTCCAACCCCTCCAGGGTTTGCTGTACACCGAATGTAGCATTGTATTTGATTATTAGTTGTTCTCAATCGTGATTGCAAATACTGTAAGGGAAACTCTGTAGGATACTGTGTTAATTCATCAATACCAATCCATGTATACGATTGTCCTTGATATCTGTATACATCAGCATCCCTATCTAGATAACCAAACTCTAAAGAAGCTCCACTAGGAAACCTCCAAGTCTTTTCTACTTCTCTAAACTTTGCACCAACAAAAGCTTTAGGATATAGTTCTCTAGATTTATCTATTAATTCTCTTAATTCAGGCATAGACTTTCTCAATAACAAAGCTCTATGTTCTTTTAGATGCATATACCTTAATGGGTCAACTAGCATGGCATAAGACTTACCACCTCCTGCTGAACCACCATATAAAACATCCTGTTCACCTGCAGCTAAGAAATCTGTTTGTGGACCAGGGTTTGGTTTAAAGACTATTCTAGTTTCATCTTCCGCTATTAAATCTTTTACTGATTGCGGTAATGTATCAAATTCTTTTGAATCCAGAACTGTACCTTTTTTATCATTAGGGTTTTGTTGTTCTGCTTGTTGTACTTTTGCTATTGCTTCTTTTTTCTTAGATAGCTTATAAGCTTTATTCTCTAGTTTCTTTCTAAGCTTTTGAATCTCTCGTTCTTTTTCTTTAACAGCTTTTCTAGCAGCTAACTTAGCTTTATGTTCTGCACTATAATTATATTGTCTAGCCATTGTTCTTACTTAACAAACCATTTGGATTACTTGGTGAAGGTCTACCTGTATCTTTATCAATTATTTTTTTTAATCCCATAGCTGATAACTTTCTTCCTGTCTGATGTTCTAATATCTCTACCGCACCTCTCAAAGAGAATGCTCCAGCTTTCACACCTTCTTTAGCATCTTCTAAAGCTTTAATTTCTTTTTCTATTGGTTCTAAGCTTTTATCTGAGTTTAATCTATATCCATATGGTATAGTTGAACTTCTCCGTTTATTCATCATCGGTTTCTACATCCTCTGCATTCACATCAATCACAGCTTTCTTTTCAGGCAACAAGAAAATCCCACCAGCCGCAGTATGTGTTACATCTAGCTTTTCTCTTTTAGCTATACCTACTCGGTCTAATAGAGTTTGTGCAGCTTGTAATTTAGCAGCTACTTGTGGAATAGGGTCGTCACTCTCTAGAATCTCTACCAGCTTCTCTGCTGCTCTAGGTGCAGACTTAGCTAATATCTTATTGGCAACATCAATGATTTCCTCTTTCAGAGAATCCACAACTGCGGATGCTGATGTTTCCGCATATCCTGCTATAACTAATGCTTGTTTAATGTTTCCTCTTGCTTGTCCTGATAAAGCATCTAAAAAGGATTGCTGTTGTTCTGTTAGTTTTCTTTTGGTTGGTGTTCCTGGTAGAAAGTTATTATTCATATGATACTATTATAACATATTTAAATCTAGTTGACAACATAAATATTTTTTATTTTAGAGTTGACGAATGTAAATAACAGGTGTATAATAACTATAGTTCCTCTCCAGGGGGTGAAACATATACATAGATTAAATAATTACTACCTCTGGGGCAGTCCAGCAATATAACAACTCCCATTCACATCTCTAAAGCGGGGCGACTCCCATCTAGTTTACAATCAAAACCTGCTCAAAATGTATAAGCAGTATATACACTACCACCACCACCCCCCATGCCTCTCATGTACCCCTTTTGTTCTCATCCTTAAATGTTCCTG